AAAATCTAAGAAGATGTAAATAATTATCTTGCAGTAGCTGGTATTCCTGTTGAAGTTACAAAAGGATTTTCTGCAAATGCCATGTAGATGTAAGTTTGTCCAGATGTATTTTGATTTGCACTTGTTCCTCTGCATTTAAAACCATTAGATAAAAAATCTACATAATAACCAGAGGAAGTAGCTTCAGAACCATTAGTATTTGGAAATAAAGTATATGGTATAAAATTATAGACAGGTCTTTTATTGTCATCTATTCTCCAATCGGTTCCATCATAAGTGCTACTTTTTCTTATAATCATAGCTGGTTTAAATCCTGTATATACAAATGTTCCATCAGCATTTCCATTCCCTGTGTATTTTCCAAATTTTGAGTAGTTTTTAATTTCAGAAAAACAGTAGGCTATTAAGCTATCTGAAGCATTAGCTTTTGTATCTGAACCTAAACTAAACACTGTACTTGTTGGAGAGGTATCATTCCAATATGTTGTGGCTGTTGCAGAAGCACTAGTTGCATTAAGTCTCATTGATTTAGTATTACCTAAAACACTATGATAAGACATCCAATCATTTGCACCACCTGTTTGCTTACAAATTATAACATCAGGTACGACACCTAATCCATGACCAACAGTTGCACCAGAAGTAGAATTTCCAGTATAACTTACAATACTAAATCCAGCAGTCGTATTAGCTGATACACTAGAAGTAATTGAACCATCAGTATTAGATACTGCTGTTCCACCACCTAACCAATTCCAAGATGCGTAAGTATAAGCTGATTGATTAACATTAGTTAAATCTGAAGTTCCTTGTTCACAAGTAAATCCGTCTGTTGTAACTTGACCAATACCACCACTACCCACATCGGTAGTAGGATTAAATTCTGCACCAGTTTCATTAGGGACTAAATTTTTATTAGCACCTCTAACGCTGTCAGCTACAATATGTGCTTTAGCATTACTTCTTGATTTAACCCAAGACATATCTGGATTAAAGCCAACACCAGTTATAGTTCTACCATCTACCCCATTACCAGTATAAAGAACTGTATTAAAATGTTCTGAGGGTTTATCTATTGTCATATGTTATCCAAATTCTGCGAGGTTCGCTGTGTTTAAACTGTAGTAGCCTGTTGGGACGCTGTATTCAAAATTTCCATAACCATTAGCGTCTGCGTTTCCTGATGAAATTGTGTAAGGTGGAGAGCCGAAGTTGAATGATGCTTTAGTATTACTGTATCTGCCATATAGTGAAATTATGGGTGCCCAAGTAATACCAGAACTCCAACCTGTAGTAATTGTTCCTTGTGATGTTCCGTTTTTATAAAAAGTAACTGTTAAAGCATCTGCATCAAAAGCAACACCTATAATATCATCTACATTATAGGTAGCACCATAACCAGTATTACTTCCATCTAATTGTTTGTTACCACTACCAGCAGTATAGGTTAATGCTGGACTTGATGATGAAAATTCTGATGGAATTGCAATAGTAAAATCACCCCAACCAACCATCATATCTAATGAAGCACCACCTGTAAAAGATGGTTTAACTTCATAAAACCATTTACCTTGTGCAACTCCAAATGTGCCTCTAGTACTTCTCCATGAAGCACTTGTAGAACCAACATTTAAATTTCCAGCTGAAAATTGTACTCCACCATTTTGGTCTAAAGGATTTGTGGTACAAAAATTATTAGTAGGTGTGTCTGTGCTTTGGTCAACTGCTGTTAAATTATTTACAGTAAAGTTATTTGCATTGCCTGATGTATCTGCACCTAAAGCACCGCTATCTTTTGTTTCTAAATAAAATCCGTTAGTTCCATATGTACCAGCATAAGCAATAGGTTTCCATATACCGCTATCTTCATCAAATTCTCCAAAGTCTGTAGGGGTTAATGCTTGTCCGTCAATGAAGTTTATTTCTGACATGTAGCCGTCTAAATATTGATTGGTATAAAAACCATCTCTACCAATACTGTGTTTAACATTATTATTGATAATTTCATTTTGATTTAGAGATGGATAAGTAGCAGTTCCAAAAGAAGTTACTTGAGTTCCATTAACATAAAATTTAACCCTGTTTGATGCTGTTGCTTGTGTAGTGTCAAATGCAACAATAATGTGATACCAAGCTGAAACATCTCTATATACAGCAGAAGTTATAAGATTTGTGGTAACACCACCACCAACAAGACTAACCATTCTTATATTATCAGAATCAAATAGAATTAATGACCTATTATTCCCATCACTAGACGCATCAAGTGGGGTTAATGTAGAAGCATTTGTAGTTTTTTTTACCCAAAAAGAATAAGTCCATATCTGTCTATTGCCAGCACTACCATAAGTCTTATCTAAATAATCAGAACTACCATCATCAAATCGTAAAGAATTATCTACTGTGTAGCCACCAGTAAGACTATTTGCACCTAAGATAAAAGGCATTAAAGTTCCTTTGGAAATTCAGGAAGCGGTCTTGTTATTGTTCCGTCTAATTGTTCTGTGTATTCAAATAAGTCTTTAAGTTTCTTAACAGTAGTACTAGCATCAATCATGTCTTCCATCGCATTAGATTGACTTCTAACTTCTGCTCTAAAATTAGCAATATTAGTAGGTACTGTGTAACCTTCTACTTCATTAGCCTTAATAACATACCAGTCTGTAGGTTGAAGCAAACCACTTGCTTGTTGTTTAATAACTTTTTTCTTATTTGATTTTAATCCTAATGTAACTACTTGAACACCATCTTGCAACATGGGTGTTCCATCTTCATTAACTTCGTTAGTGTCTGTTAGTTTTTTACCAACAGCAGTTCCATAAGAAGCAGTAACTACCCCATCTGCATAATTAAAAGATTGATTTGTATTAATGTAATAGTCTTCCTCTTTTTTATTAGAACTATTAAATACTACTTCATAAATTCCAATAGCTTCTTTTTCTTCAACAGACCATTTACTAAATATGTCTGCTGGGTATTGATTGCCATTAAGAGTAAATCCTTTAGGGTAACTAAAGTATTTTGTGATTGTTTCGTCTATGACTAATGTGTACATAATATTCCTATGATAAAGTTAATGCTAAATTTCTTCCAACCTCTAACCATTTTGTTCCATTGTATCTAAAAGTAAATACATCTCCAAGACTAGCTGTTGCTGTTAATGTTGGTGCAGTATCCGCTGCAAATTCATATATTGCGTTCCATGTAATAGTTCTTCCGCCAGTTCCATCTTGAATAACTAAGAGAGAAGCAAATTGACCTGTACTTCCATTGGCAGGTGCGTTTAAAGTTCTGTTTCCACCGAGTGTTACTGCGGACACAGCTTGTGTTGCCATATCCCAATCAATCGTAGCACCATCTGTTAAAGTGGTTTCAGCTAAGTATGCTTTGTCAGCTAGCAGTGTGCCAGTAACATCAACTACCCCTGTTCCTTTAGGAGTTAAAGTTATTCCAATATTAGAGTCATCCCCTGTCGCAGATAAAATAGGTGCAGAACCTGTTGCATTATTTGTAATAGTAAATTCATTAACTGCACTTGCGGTTTCTGTAAAGTTTAAGAGTTGTAAAGTTCCATCACCTAAACCAAATGTATTAACATCTAACATACCACCGAGCTGTGGAGAGGTATCTTGAACAACCGCTGTAATACCTGCAGTTAAACCTGTATCCACAACATCAGTTCCATCAGAATACAATAATTTAGTACCTTTATCAGTAGTACTAAAGGTAGCTCCCGTACCAGACACTGTTTTAACTACTACGTCATGAGCTCCTGAAGTTGAGTTTCTAACGATATAGGTTTTTTCAATTGCATCTGGAATAATAACATTAACAGAAGTTGTAATGGTTCCGGTTAAGTCAAGAACTGCATTTTTACCGTCGGAAATAGTTCCATTGGAAAAAGTTAAAGTTACACCGGTAGTCGCATTTAATGGGATTGCTTCGTAACCACCAATAGCTTGTTGTAAAATATTTAAGTTAGTATTAGTAATATTACCCCATAGACCGGCTTTTTCACCAGTGACCATGAGTTCTAGTTTTAGATCTGTAGAATACGTTGATGGCATATTTATAAATTCCTTATTAGTTACTATTTATGTAAATTATGCGGCTGTGTCAATTACATTCCAACTGACATTAGATCCGGTAGAAACTTCAGTATAAGCTACTGAGGTACCTGTGTCAACAATTGTCCACACTTGAGATACTTCATTTCCAAGTGCTATATTTAATTGATTTCCTGTTAATAGAACACTTCCTGATATAGTGAAACTAAGTGTACCTGTAGCAGTACTTAATTCTAGACCTGTAACACCTGCAAAAGTAACAGCATTTCCTATTGCTGTACCCATATTCATATTTAATTGTTGTCCTGTAAGAGCTACATCAGGAGCGGGATCCACGGTTCCTTCTGCAATAGTAAGTGCATTACCAAATACTGGAACTTCTGCAATACCACCTACTTCTACTGTTCCTGGAGTAGGAGTTACTAATTCTAAGCCAGTAGGGGAAGCTATAGTAAGAGCATCTGATTCTGCTGTACCTAAAGCTAAAGTTATTTCTTGACCTGTTACACTTAATTCTGAATCTGCAATAATGAAAGGTGTGCCAACTTGAATTGGAATTTGTGTTCCAGAAGCAAATGCATCGGGTGATGGATCTACTCCACTTAATGCAAATTCTAAAACAATTCCTGTAGGAGAAGCAATAGTTAAAATATCTACTGACTCCTCTCCAAGAGATAGATTTATTTGAGAACCTGTTACAGAAGTAGTAACAGAAATACCTGTGGTGCCCCAATCTTGAACACCGAAACCTAATCTACCCCAACCAGTATTTATTTCTTCTGTAGTGGTAACGGTTCCTAAGGATGAATTTAAATTTTGACCAGTGAGTAATACAAATACATCAGAGTTTTCACCCCAAGAGTTTTGACTCCAAGAGCCTATTCCGAATTCATTGGCCATAATAGGTTAGCTCCTATTATGCGTTGCCGATTCTTAGAATAGCTGCTGAAGTTGTAAATGCTGGAAACTGAATTGTAAAAGTTCCCGAAGTCGCTGTTTTGTCTGCATCAAAATCTAATACTGCAACTGCCGCGTTGGTAGATGAAGTATTATAAATTAAAGCACCTCTAGCTGTGATCGTTACACCAGTAAAAGACAAATCAGCAAAGTCAACAATCGCAACACCTGATGAGACTGACGTACTTGGATCTGGTTTTACTAATACTCCACCACCTGCTGTATATTGTCCCGAAGCTGTAACTTCTCCAGTAGAGGTATACGCTGTAGTAGATGAATCTAACGTTGCAGCAGAAGTATACAGAGAAAGTTTAAAAGTATCACCACCCGTGTATTGAAAGTCGTGCTTCCCTTCTAGTACTTCTTGCTTAAAACTATTTGCAACTGCTTGTGTTATCGCCATATTAACTCCTTATTATTTTTGTTGAATTCGAGGTGATCCTTGTGTGAATTCATCTCGTCTTCTTCTTCCCATTTGTTCAATTGAGAATCCTTCAGCTGCTGATTTGTACTTACCTTCGTAATACTGAATCATATCTGCAGGACCCTTTAAGAATCCGAATGCTTCTACCAAACATGCATATAAAAGTCCATTGGGAAATTCTGTACTTAAATATGTAGTTGTATTAGTAGCCGATAATCCTTCCGGTTTCAAGATATAATTTATCTGCATATTATAATTTTGATCTGGGGTAGGAGCCACTACAATGGTATTTTCATTCCAATAACTAAAGTATTTAGGTAAACCTTGTACTCCCGTTGGATTATACTCAGAAATATAGCTAGTATCTCTATATTCTATAAAAGATCTATCTGAATTATCTGCTCCACCTCCCGCATTAGTAATCTGACAGGATCTAATAATCAGTGTTTGGTTGTTAATAAGGGGTGTATTTACATACCTTTGTCCTGCTATAATATCCGCTTGCGCGTATTTTCTGTTGTTATCAGAATCAATTTCTCTTTGAATTCTCCACTCAGCATCCAATAAAAAACCATCTATAATGGTAGCCGTGAATACATTAGAATCTACTTCACAATAATCTCTAATCTTTGTTACTAGTTCTGCATATGTCATATTAACCTACTAAATCTACGGGACCTGCTGAACATGCGGATCCTCCTCCATTGATATTTCCACTAACTGCTGTATCACTGCTTTGAAAATAAAAATAATTACTTGGTTTAGATACAGTACCACTACTATTTATTTTTCCAACTGTTATTGTAAAACCATTGGGGTTACTAATATCACTAACTCCATCAAACGTAGGGACGGTTTGAAATCCTACAGGACTAGTGGGTCCGTAAAAACGAACGCTATTTCCCGTCGTTCTTTCATGATTTTCTGAATATACATTGACATAAGTAGTCCCTGCATACTTAATAGTTTCAAATGGATTAGTAGGTAATAAAATTAATACAGGTGGTTCTGTTCTCGCAGGTCTTGCTTTAGGTAATCCTTGTCCATCTGCTTGTGTTGGTTTTGGTTCTAGTTGTGGATGCTTGGGATCTACTTCGGAATTATGTACAAATAAGCCATTCCATTGGGTAACCATTTCTTTGTAGGGAAATGCCATTCCACTTTGATCTGATATTGCTTGTGCATATTTTCCTTTAGATAAAACCATATTAAATATTTGGGTAGTAACTTCTTGGGGTTATAAAAGAACTAGAAGAAGAACCATCTTCGGACAAGGCTCTTGTTAATTCATCTTCGTATAATAATTTTAATTCTTGAGTTCTTTGTGGTGCTTTTTTTTGTGATAAATAATAAGAAAGTCCTGCACACATACAAGGAACAAATCGGTAAGGAATATCGGTTGCATTGCTGTAGACCCCTATATCTTGAATTCTTTTTTTGTAGTAATAAAATATTTGATTTCCCGCCTGAGAAGATCCGGGAGTCGTGTACAGCGTTACCGTAACCCTGTCTATCAATCGTTGAACCCAATACTGAGTGGGTTGACCGGTTGCTAGTTTATTAGAGAATGCTTGATAAGCAGATCTATTAATCTTAGTTAGAGGAGCATCAATGGGATTAGCTGCGTCACTAATAATATTTCTATAGGATGCTTCTTCCATGTCGTCCATACCATAAGTCAAAGTAGCATAATCACGGACCGTGGTCCCTGAAGCATGGCTCACGGCCACCGTACTATTAGCACCCCGTGTTGCTCCTGTGATACTTAAAATAGATATACCTGTATAGGTAATTTGTTCTGAATCTATTTCAATGGTCCCTGAAGTAGGAAAACCATAAACAGAAACCAACGGAATGGTTGTATCTGAATCAGTTATACTGGAAGATAAGGTTGTTTGGACTGCGCTAGATACACCATCACTAGGAGCTCTATAAAATATGTACTGATTTTGATTATTAATTAAAGTAATGGAATTATTTGCTATTTCCCAATAATGAAGTCCTCTGTTTCCCCATTCAGAAAACATAATATTCAAAGATCGTCTAGCAGATTTTAAATCAAAACCTGAATTATCTAACATACCTAATCTTGAATAGGACTCTTCTATAATTTCATCAATAGAAAGAGTTTTATCAAAAATATATGTTCCGGAAGTAGTGTTAGCCATTTAGACTCCTACCCTGCTGTTAAACCTGGTCCTGAATACTTATCAGTAAATAATGTGTAAGCAGTTACATTAGTTTTAGTTTTACAATAAATTCCCTTTGGAAAAACAATTCCATCTTCAGGAAAATTTAAAGTAAGCACATCTCCATTAGGAACATCTACATATAGTAATGTAGTTCCTGAGTTGGAAGTTGTAGTTAATTCTAACACACCTGCCCCTACACCGTCTGATGCAACCGAAATTGCTTTCAACCTAATAGGTTGTGCTATAACTACTGTTGGACCTTGTGCAGCCGCTGATCTAGTTGCTTGTATATCGCCTTTAAAACCCATCTTATTCTCCTTAGTTAAGAGCTCCCTAAGGAGCTCTTATAATTATTTATTATACGCCGTTAATGTTACTAGCTGGAGCATTCATTTGCTTCCAAGTAGTTCCATCTGAAAATACATATCCTGCTGCTGACGAAATACAGTCAGTAGTATATACACATGCGCCTTCACTTTCTGTAGCAATCAAAACACCTGCAGAGCTTGTAATAGTAGTTACGTTTGTAAATGCGAAGGGAGTATTTCCACCTTGTTCAGTGTCATTTGCTCCAGATCCTGCGTTTATGTTTGGTCCACCAATGAATCCGTTTAAAGAAACCACTGGTCCTGTAAAAGTAGTATTTGCCATAAGTATTATCCTCCTAGTTAATTCCACATAGTCTCTAGGCTGTCGACTATACGCGTCTATGCAGAATATTTTTATGTATAGTGATTATTTTATAGACTATTTTTTAAAATAGAGCAAGAAGTCCTTATAGGGAAAATATGTATTACAGCGATAAATAGCGTGGTTTACTTAACCAGCTATAGAAAACTCAGGAGCAAGAGAATCTACCTTAACTTGGTGTAACATCTCTTTTGCTTCAGCCTGTTTAATATGGCTGATAGTATTGCGAATTTCTTCGTCAATCCTAACCATGTTTAAGGTATAAATACCTTCTTTAACATGATCCTGCTCCCACTTTAATTCAAGCGATCTTTTCTTGTGGTAAAGATCCTTGATGTGATTGTATTCCATTAACAATCTCCTCGTAGGTTATATAACGAACATTTTTTTGTAAATGTTTGTCTTCAACGAAAGATATATCTTTTCGTCCTATTTTGTCAAGGATAGCATTTTCAATACCCACTGCCGTATCTAAGGCTTCAATATCGAAATCTGCTTTGTGTTGGTAGGCTTTTATTTGAACTCGAAATTTCTTCATCATGGTTCGTCCTTTCTATCAAAAAGAAATGGCCCCGTAAAGGGGCCATCTCAAATAAAAAATGTTTAATAAGAACTACTTATTAAGCACCCTCAGAAGCAAAGATACCTCTAAAATCAGACACACCGAAAGAGTATCTCTCTCTAGCTTTGTATCTAACGTTACCAGTATCAAAGTCACCTTCCATTTTAGTGGAGATAGGTGATCTTACGAAGTACTTCATACCGTTTGGTACATCTGTAATGATGTAAAACGCATTTGGATCTGTTAGGTAGTTATTCACTACGTAACCTTGAGGAATCATCCCCATAGATTTAAGTGCATTGATATCATTGTCAGCTGTTCCAACTCTATTTGAAGACTTCATAAGTCTCTCCGCTGTAAATTGAAGCTCAGAAGGAATAATCATTTTCATTCCTTTAGCAGCAATTTTTAAACCGCGTTCATCAGTAAAAGCAGCAATATCAATAATAGATTGCTCTAATGAAGTTTCGTTTAAGTCAGCTTGAGTTGCTAGAGTGTTTGCAACAGTTCCAGCAATTGTTGGGTGGGCTGTACTAAATAAAGAAACTCCGTCACCAGAATCAAAGTTATCTGTAGCAGGTAAACCTTGAATTAATGGATTGACAGCTTTTACTTGTTTAGTATTTGCCATTGATCGTGCCAACGCTTTTGTGTATCTAGACGCAAGTCTGTCATACAAGTTATCCTCAATCGCTTCTTCAGTGATTGCGAATGCTAAAGCAACTGTTTCATGAGTGTATCTAGCTGTGTATGTTTCTTGAGCATTGTCAAAAGTAACACCAGAACCCTCAGGTTTAACTTGTGCATTAGCGAAACCAGATAACATAACTTCTTCTTCAAACGCTCTGTCTGAAGATTCTGTCATATAGATAGCTTCGTGTTGGTTTTCGTATTGTTTGTACTCCAAGCCGAACAGGGCGTTCAAACCTGGCTCTAGTTCTTTAACTAGTTGTGATCGTGATATAGCCATAATTATATACCTGCCGTTTGTTTGTAGAAGTGTTCTACGATTTCCACAACAAAATTTGTATTAGCAGAAGCTAATGCATTGTTGCTTGGATCTTTAGAAACTCCAATTATTCTCAATTGAGCTGTAGTAGAGACTACACTAGAGTCATCTAATTCAACTTTTGAGACGAAGTTAGGTGAAGCACCTGCAGTATACGCGATATCATAATTCATGAACACGTCTGTTTGAGCTGATGCACCTGCATTGTTTGATTGTATTTCAAACCTCTCATATGGATCATCGGATACGAATCCAACAATATCAGTAGCTGCATTAGCTGCGGCTAGATGATTTGCCCATACGGGCTTGTTACTCGGGTCAGTATAAAGAACCCCGTTAAGTGATCCTAGTAATACATCTCCTGCTGCAGCCACACCAATAGTTCCAGTGTTAATTGCTTTAACTGGATCTCCTTGGTAGATAGCTGTTGCACTTGCTGCAATACTATATTCACTTAAACCTTGGGCATCTCTATTTTGACCAATTTTTCCAATTGCTCTCAATCCGAAAGCACTGTCTTGGTTTGCCATAGTTTTTTTCCTTGTTTAAGTTGATCGTTGGTCTTAGAAATTATTAAAAAATTATTTCTTGGAACCACCGAAGGTTACACGAGTTTGCCTATCAATATTGATTGGCATACTTGGATGCTGTTCCTTCAGAAGATCGTTATTAACAGCTTCGTCTTGATCTTTGCCCTTTTGAGCATAGTGACTAGCGTACTGTTTTGCGAACTCTTCCGGTATCCTAGCCAGCACTAGGCCGCCAACTCCGATTACTCCCTTGTATTTGCCGTCATCGATTGTCGGAAAATCTGAGTCAGGGTATTCATCAGAACGAACTAATTCATAACCAGATCGTAAACGACCAGCTATATTTTTCGTATCATTGAAACCCATTGACTCCGCTCTTAACCAACGGTGTCGAAATCCTGCCGGCGCAGGGGGTGAATCTAAAGATGATGGTGGAGACCAAACTTTTTTACGAGTTTCTTTAACTCTGGTTTGGCTCGCACGAGAAGCTTCTTTACTTATTTTTTCATTTTCCATATGCCTATACCTCCTTCGTGATGTTTAATTGTTTCGCATATTCTTGCAGTGGCACGCCTAATTTTTTAGCAATTGCTACTTGTGAGGGCGAGAGTCTCACAACTTTGCGACCAATTTTAGCAGTAGATCGTGTTGCCGAAGCAACATTTTGTACTGCTGTATTAATCGAGTTAGTATTAGTACCAAATTTATGGGGGAATTCAACCTTTATTCTTCGGTCTATTTCCTCATAATATTCATCAGATTGAGGATCATAACCCTCTTCTTCGGTTAGTTTTTTGTGTAAACCAAATGCCGTATACGTCATAGCTTCATTATTTCCAAACCAAGAATTTTTTCCTGCCCATGTTTGAGCCTTGGGATCTGGGTTAATGGGCTGTGGTGTTTCACGGGGAGTTTCTACAGGTTGTCTTATTTCTGTTTCAACAGGTTTAACATTCTTAACTTTTATCTCAGATAGTCTTGCTTCCTCATAACTTAATTTAGATATAGCCTTAGTAGCAGCTACTTCTGCTTGAATATCTCCATCTTCTCTTGCTTTAATCAACTTTGCAGTTGCAGCTTCTATAGAAGACGTAATTCTATTTTCCATTTCAGAAACATAACCAGTATCTAATTTGGATAACCTAGAGGTGAGGCTTTCTTTTTCAACAAGAACATTTTTTGCGTATTCAGTTGCAGCTTGTTCTCTGCGTTCTGCTTCACGCATTTTTTTAGTTAGTTTAGCTATTCTTCGTTTAACTCCCTCAGAATAATCTTCTAACTCTTTTTTCTTGCCTTCTTCTCCTTCTGTTTTTACTTCTTCTGTTTCACTAACTTGAATATCAAGCTGCTCATCAGGTTTCTTAGATGAGTCATCGGACTCATTTGTGTTTGTATTATTTGTTTCATCGCTTACTCCATTATCCGTTGATTGATTATCTAATTCGACATCTACCTCTGGTCCTGACGTATCAATATCAACAGTTTTATTTTCTTCTGGCATAGTATGCTCCTATGTTAAAATTGGTGAAAGATATCTTCGGGCTCTTTCACTGTTGCTAAGACTTCGTCATCATTTAGCAAACGTACCTCCCCGCCATCTATCATAATTCTTGATCCGGCATATCTTGCGAATACTACCCAATCCCCTTTCTTGCACCATGGTCCCTCAGGAAACTTATCCTTATCATAACAATGTGGTCCCATAGCTAGAACTAATCCACAAGTCGATGCAACTTGAGATCGTTCAATTGATTCGTCGGTGTATATTATTCCACCTTTAGATTTTGTTTTTGTTTTAAATGGTAATACTAAAAGTCTCCAACCTGTAGGTTGTGGTAACTTAGTGGTTTCTTTTTCTTTAATAGAATTGTGAGAATCTATTTTTTCTTCTTTTTCTTTTTCGTATTTTTCTTCCAAAGCTAACTTAATCTTTGGCACCTCTTGGCTTTTGTCCGAGGTTAATAACGTTTCTTCCTTCTTCATCTTTTTGCTCCTTATTATTTAGCAGGCTAGAGATTTCCTGAGATATATATTGATAGGCATGCGCCTGGCCTAACATGTACTTATATTTTTCCATATTGTCAACACCTCCTGATACTAATGTGTCTCCAATGTTTTGGTAACTTTCTTTAAGTAACTTAAGTATTCTCTGTATGACGATAATATCGTCTGGTTGTTGGGCCATTTAACAATTCCACTTTCTTAGAGACTTATTAATTCTGCTATTGGGGTCTCCCGCCGTCTTAGCAGAGGTACGTTTTGACTTCATACCACTCATTCTAGCACAAAAAGACTTACGTCTATTGGCTGCTTTAGAATCCTTTTTTAACTTAGAAGGCTTGGTAGTTACCGCCATAGATAATTTAGAACCAGGGTTTGCTGCTCTATAAGAGGCTATTCCTTTTTTATTTAAACCACCTGAAGATGCTTTACCTTCCTTTCTAGTCCAAGCTGCTGTTCTAGCCACTGTGTTTAGCACCTTTCATAATTTTACCACTAGGCATTTTATGAGTTTTCTTTTTAGGGAATCCGGCTTTCATATTAGAATATGATTTAGAACTAATAGTAGACTTAGACTTGGGTCTTGATATATTAAGTTTCTTCCTACGGTTAATATTTGCATATAATCCTTCCTTCATTATCTCCATCCTTTTTTAGCTAGTTTTGGTTTTCCTTTTATTAGACCACCCCGAGATTTATCATCTCTATCCACCATCTTAGGTTCTATAAGTAAACCTTCTCCGGAAATAGGATCTCCTTGAATATCTTGTTCTCCTGTACCTTTAACTAATTTAGATCCCATACCTTTCATTCTACTTAAGTTTTTAAATACGCTAGTTTTTTCTTTTCCTTCAAGATTTAAACCCGAAGCCGCACTAAAAGCTTTAGTCCATTTATTTCCTTTTTGTTTAGGAGCAAGTTTTTCTTTATCTGTTAAACCCTCTGATTTAGCTAAGTTAAAGAAATCTTTTCTATTGCCACCAGCTTTGGCTAATGCAATAAATTTATCTCGTTTAGACCCCATTATTTTTTACACTTACATTGTTTAATGAATAGTATTTTACAAACAGTCCACTTAGTTACAACGTACGCTGTTCTTAAAATTTCTTTTCCAAAATCAATAAACTTACTTATTTCTATTTTCATTATTTATCCTTATTTGCTAAAGTTCTCGCAATGGATTCTCCACTACGCCCTACTACATAACCACCGAGTCCAACATTGAGAAGTGTCCACACATCTCCTGGTAATTCGAACGTTATTATAGTTCCTGTAAATAATACTATAACAGGTCCTAGAACATAATTCCAGACCAGTATAAATATTAATACGTACATAAGCAAAGGTCTCCAACTAGCTACGAACCAGTTAGATTTTGCCTCTGCTTCTACGATTGAAGCTGCTGCTTTTAACTCTTCTGTGGATGATAATAATAGTTGAGTATTAAGCTGAGCTTTTAATTTTTCTGCTAGGTCTTTATCAGGTATAGCTTTATCTACTGTAGAAAACAACATTTTTGCTAAAGGCGCAATGATGCTTAATGCAGGGAGCATAGACTAATACCAAGTAGCTGTTTTATTTTTAGTAGAAAGAACTCTTTTCATTCCTTTAACTTCAACTTTTTGAGATTCATTGGGTTTTGTCATCTCAATCTCTTGTTCAGTAAAAGAACTCTCTGATTTTTTAGTTTTTTTAGTTTTTTTCATAATTTATTTCCTCTTCTTTGTTATTTTATCTTCAGATAGCACAATTGCAACACTAAAAATCCTGTTTTTTATTTTGGTTAGACATTACTTGCTTAGTAATAGAAGTTGCGGCTCTTAATTCAGCTAAATCTTCATTTTGTTCTAGTTTATTGTCTTGTTGTACCTGGTTCATCATAGTTTTTAGCTTATCTAGGCTAAGTCGTTCTTCATCATCTTTTTTTCTTCTAGCATTTTCTTGTGCTTGAAGATCTAGTTCTCTAGATTTAAGTTGTGCAATCGGATCGTTGGCAAAGTTACCATTAATCTCTTGGTCTTCTTTTTTAAACTCTTCCATCATCTCTGCAATCAATACTGCTTTTCTAGATTCAATCTTCATGGTTAATTGCATCATCATTTGTTGTGTTCTTGGATCTTGTGCCGCTTGAGGATTTTGTCCTATCGCTTGCATCTGCATCATTTCTTGTTGAAACTCCATTTCTACTTGTTCTAATGCCATCAAAGAAATATGCTCGAATA